CACCTGTTCATTTTGTCCAAGAATTGGAATCTACTAGGCCCATCGTAAAGTATGACGTTGTCAGCCATGCAGACCTTTCGTATGCCGCCTGGGTATTTCAGTTTGCCAACTTTATCGGATTCATTTGTGTACTCTTTCGAGCCATCCCTCATCCATACCTCTATTAGCAGCGCACGGTCTTCCAAGTTTTCCATGGCTTCAGATTCGCCTTCAAAGTAATTAGTCTCTTGCCCCTGAGTGTCGGTTACTTGGACTAGGTCTTTATTCCCTTGCTTAACATCTGTTATTTTAAGCGCTTCATATTGGTCTAATCTCCCCATTGACTCTACAAGCTTGCCTTTTTCGGGGAACAATTCTTTTATTTCGTATAGTGGTCTCGGAGCCATATGAATTACATATTGTGCATTTTCCATTTTAGTTGCACTTGGATTCACATAGAATGAAAACGGGTCTACAATATCACAATCAGGCAAATCATCAAATTCGCTCCAACCTAATTTCACAATACCAGTTCCATATACTAAATAATCAGTAAGCCATTCAGGTACAAGCGTTGCCATATCCCTCATGTACCATAAATCATCTAGTTGGCCCTGTAACACATTTGCAGTAAATCGAGACTCATCATCTGAACCTACTGGAATAACATCAATCTTGGGTGGCTTAGAAGACATAATTGGTATTTGTGTATCAATAACATTTGCTATTAAATCCAGGGTTAATTGGTTTTTGTATTCAGGCATATTCATTCCTGACCAATGTTCCCCCATATATAGCTTTTCCGCTTCTCTCCATGAATCTGTGGCTTTCTTACGAGACTTCTTAGCCATATCGACCATAGTCTTAATACGTTTAATTAACTCTAATTCTTTTCCAACAGCTTGGTATTTTGCCATTATTGTGTTACCCGTGTATGTTCGCCAGTTATTACCATTTCAGACATCGTTACAACAATTTCAATGTAAGCATCTTTGAATTCCTGACCGTTTTCAGCTAATAAATCTTTATCATCCTCTTCTAAATGTATTCTATGCCACAAGCCGCTTTCCATATCGTATCTCTCTATCACTACCTCAGACCTGGGATGTCCGTCTTGTTCGCTTCGAACTTCTGCATCAGTCTCGTTATCCATGGTTTTGCTTCGTCTGATTTAGGGTTTCCAATATGAAATAAACCGTACCTGGCAGCATCCGCAAGATGGTCAGGCCCTCTCGTGTCCAGGTCTTCAGGTCTTCGCAAATCATGTACCAGCATCGGTAAAGTTTCAATAAACTTATTACATGTATGAAAGATATGGAGCTTTGGAGGAGTCTCATCATCCCATTTTAAGTACTCTCGCAATAGGTTCCAACCTGATAGCCTGTTATTGTTCGCTTTTATCATAGGAATACCACCCTTCCTCATAATATCAGCTATGGCCATATGACTACCAGCCACCCCATCGGACTTATTCATATTTTGAGGATTTCGAATCCACATACTAGGGTCACCCAATGTCGCCCTATACTCTTCACCTTTGCTTAATGCATTAATTGCTTCTATATGTCCCGATAATTCCATTTCAGCAACATAATAATCCCTATATAAATAAACATTTTTATTTGGGTCCACTGCATACCAAACCACTGCAAATGGTGCTTTGTACCCATAATCAATTCCTCTATACCTATACCAATTACTTGGTATATGAAAAGGTTCGCAAACATGTACATCATAGCGCCATTGTGAGAAATATTGACCATAGTAAACATCCCAGTCACCATCTAACCAGGCCCTTCTTAATTCATCAGGTAAACCTTTTAACATTTCAAAATAACCAGGGTCTTCTTCCATTAATTTTGGGTTATCATGTATTTTACTAGGAATAAAAATTCTTGTCCTGCTCGTTACTGGATCGTAAAAGGTTTTTTCCCTGGGATTGTCAACAAACCGTTTTTTAAACCAACTATGGCCAGGACCACCTGGGTTACATGTTAAAAATACTTGCGGTGCCAGACCTACAGTGCTTCGACAACTGGAGATTAACTTTAAATAATCCTCTTCATCATGTATCAAAGTAGCTTCCTCAATACCTATTTTTTGGTATTCATGACCCTGATACTTTTGATAGGCTTGCTTATCCATAAGATGCCCCGTTCTGATAATAGCACCAGTCGGAAATCTAAATTCTGCTGGGTTACCCACCACCTCAACCTCTAAATGGCGATACATTTGACTAGCCCTATCGATATAATCCCTTAAATCATCATAGTTCCTACGAATAATTAAGCCTCTAAATTGTGGGTTATTTAAATATTCAGGGTCTACCATCCATGCCATAAGACAACTGGACTTTCCACCACCCCGTGCGCCACCAAATGCAATTTCAAATTCCTGGCGAGCTAATGCAAACGACTGTCTAGGGTGCGGCTCCCAATGTACAATCATCTATATGCAGCCCAGTTATAGTTATCCCTATGTTTCTTTTTAGCTGATGCTGACATATCTTTCCAGCACTTATCTAATTTGGATACCCTATTATCAGGCCCTGTTGCAATTCCGCAAAATATTTTAGTAGTGACACCCCCCCGTTGTTTGTCGGGATTATAGGTGCTACTACATGCAAAAGGACATGTTTTTCTAATAGTATGAGGACAAGGTTCAAACATTAAAGGAGTCTCATTAGCTCATCCATCTCATCATCAACTATCATACTATATGATATAATTGGCCCATTTTCAACATAAGACCCACATACATTGTAATCAACCCACTCTGCAGCAGTAGATATATCCCAGTCATTATCTCTCATAAAAGCTTCTATGAGTAAATCATAATCATATATCAACCTATCACTCCTCATGTCAATAGACACAATAGCAGAGTCTAATGTGCGAGGTTCTAACACTATAGTCTCATCGTCTAAATGTTCTAAATTCATATTTTACCTTCTTATTGTTAGATGTGGACCAGTTACCTGGATAAAATGTCATGTTTGTGCAGTCGTTAGGATTTAAATATTTTACCACAATGCGCACCAGGGGTATAAAAAGTTTTTTCATATTCTGTCTAGGAGTCACTATGGTTTAAGTCTTGGATGGGACCCGACTAATGGGATGCCCCCCCCTCTTTTTTTTTTGGCTTTAATCAATACCTTATTTTTGGACGATTGAAGGCAGTACATCCTCATGAAGGAAGTGCTTACCGAGGAGAGATGCACATATTGAGCCATTATTGAGCCATTAACCCTCATTGACCTGGACATCCTCAACCGATACGGGGACTGAAAAAGTTTCGCTCTCACTCTGTGCGCTGGTACTATCAAGCGGTACTTTCTGAGGTAACACAATCACTCCAGTTATACCTTTCTGTTCCACTTCTAATGTGGCTGATTTTAAATCGGGAACCATCTTAGGTAATAGAATTCTCCAGGCTGAAATTTGTCGTTTATCTTCATCATTCATTGCAACATTAAATAACTTTTGAACTAATTCATGTGCTTGTGGATGTGACTTGACCAGGTCTTTTACTGACGTTTTTGGTCTGCCTTTAAGATTACCTGACTGACCTTTAACCCATTTCGGAGATGGCATAATAACTCGCTGTTTTACTACTGTTTAATTAAAAAAATCGATTGAGTATATATATAGGAGTAATAGCATCAAACTATTAATTAATTAGTACAATTGTATTAATTCTATTGCATCATAGTATGTAGCACTGTAACATTAGCCATCAATCAATTAATAATCAATAAGGATAGCGAACATGAAAAGACTAACAGGAAACGAATCACTCTCAGAAATCAAAGCCCATCTTAAGAGCAATGGCATCCCAAACATGGTATTCCCTGAGCAAGAAAATTTCATTGCTAAAGAATATGATGAGCAATCAAAGAGGGTATATGTTGTATATCGGATTGTAGTAAGAAACCAGGTAACAGGCGAAGTTTTCTCAACACAATTACTAGCAACTTTCAAAAGATATAAAGATGCAAAATTGTATTCAGAAACACATGAGAAAATAAAGATGCAGTTAGAAATAGAATCATTAAGGGAAGAAAATTATAACTTAGCATTTGAGAATAAGAACTTTGCAGAATTCTTAGAAGAGGATTATAGCCAGGAGGGTATTAGCAATATCGCAAATGGTTATCTGTCACCACAAGAACTAAACCATAACCCACTTAATTAAGGATAGCGAACGTGAAAAACTTAACAATAAAAGACCCACGACAAGCAGAGTTACTTATAGAGCTTGTAAAAAAAGAAAGAGCCAAAGTTCAAAATCAATTGGTAAAGGTGGCAGAGGATACAGATGCTGATGCAATACTAAGTCTTAATCTTGAACTATGCGATGATACGATAAAGAGTTTAACTAAGGAGGGCAAATAACATGGATAAATCATTCAACGAACTTTGGGAAAATCTAGTAGAATATGGTTTTGCAACAGAAGAAGAACTGTGCCTGGTAACATCCATTAATGGCAGTTCAGATGAGACTCTTGAATCAGTTTTATACTGTAGGACTGGTTATCGCAGTTGGGAACAATATATTGACTGTGAAGGCTAAATAACCATACCGATGAGTACCAGGTGATTCCTGGTCGAAACGCCCCAGGAGACTGGGGTGTCTATGGAAATCAATAACGTAAACAAGGACAGCGAAATGAACAATGATGCAGCAAGAAATGAGATAAGGAGATTACACCAGGTAATTCAAGAACTTAAAGAAGATAATAAATCGTTAGGTATAATGTTAGACTCTTACAGAAAGAAATATCTAAATATTGGATTCAAAACAGAAGAGTATGAATGGATAATAGTAGAAGGTACAACAGAAGATGGAAATCAGAAAGAGTATCAAGTATCTGATGGTAAGCCTTATGATGGCACAGATAATAAGAATGAAAGAACGATGTCTTATGATTTTACCAAAAAACAAGATGCACAAGAATTGTGCAATAAACTTAACAAGGTTGACTAATGAGTATATCTTTAAAACTACCTAACATACAAAAAGACAAAACCAAGCAAGGTACATTGTATCGTTATCGGATAAGACTTAAAGGTCAGCCTGTACAATATTTTTACCTGGGGAATGACAACATAGATACATCTCAGGAAATACGCCAGGCCTACAAGGATGCTCGCAAGCAGGCATCCCTCTTAAAGCTTGGAATACAACCAGTAACCCAGGTATCTAACCCAGGTAAGCCTGAAGTGAAGCAAGTCCTGCTAAAGGATGTTTTCCCTATCTACAAAGATGCCAAGCAACATATCAACAAAACCTTCTTAACCAAGATTCATAATTGGAAACACTTCATTGAATTTTTTGGTAAGGAATCCGATTGGCTTGGAGATTCAGTAAGTAACTCATGCAGCATCGACTTATTAAAAATTGATGCCAATGGTATTAATGCATTCTATTCAAATGAATATAAGAAAGGTATTAAAGCCAGCACGGTTGCGGATCGTCATAAAATACTAAACCCGTTTTACACCTGGCTTCATGATAATGAATACATTAAAAAGAACTATTATCTGAAAAAGGTAGAACTTCTTAAAGCCTCATCAGGCAAAACACCTTACCAGGTATTAGAACGTCATCAAGCTGAAAAAATTGTTGACAATGCACCCAATGATTATTGCAGGTACCTATGGTCAATTATGCTTGATACCGCTATGGCACCAGTAGATGCAAATAAGCTAGATAAGGCCAAAGATTATAAAGATGGTATCATAGTGACCACCAGGCAAAAAAGTGGCGAATATACAGGGATTACGATGTCAAAAAGGCTTTTATCATTGGGTGATGCAATCTACAATCTTAATGGTAGTAAAAAAGCCAGGGATAACGCCAATAAATCATTCCAGGAAACATGTAAAAAGTTAGGAATTCAAAAGCAAGAAGGTCGCAAGCTAACTCAATATTGCTTACGCCATTCCTTAGCTACTTACCTGGCTGAATGTGGTCTTACTAAGGAACAGATACAAAGGTCTTTGGGACATTGTAATGATGAAACTCAAAAGATATATATTAGAAATCAAATCAAGTCAGAACAACAAAGTGTTGCTTCTGTACTAAACAAACGTAAGTAAAAAAGGATAGCGATTATGGTAGTTAAATTAGAAACAAGAATAAAAAATGTGAAAACAGTTAGAATTGAAATGGATTCAGTTGAGTCGAAGTGGAGCGCATTCAGTTTGTATGCAAAGTCGATTAATGTTACGCCCAGGAAGTTATTAGGCCAAGCATTAGACCAGTTTATCACAAAGAACTTAGATGCAATTACATCAAACCTAGCCAAACATTATGAATTAGAGGAGGATGCTTAAATGGAAGCAAGAGTATTGGAAAAAAAAGTGACACAACAAATCTTAAGGAACTTAAAGAAGAATGGTATAACAGTTGAAAAAGTGACTGAAGGCTTTTATAAATGTTATGATTATTTTTTAGATGAGAACCATGGAGTTGTAAAAGAAGAGGTCTTCAGCGCTATGGTTGGAAGAAATAATTATTTATGTAGGTTTAATCCTGATTATTTTGGCAATGAGTAAGAGATTTCTTCTTGTAAAGATAAAGCCCCTTAACTGGGGCTTTTTTTTATCTATTATTTAGAAACCTTCTTCTCTTTTCTTCATTCATGTATATTTCTTCCTGGCGCTTCTCCAGGTAAATGACACTAGCCAACATGCCCACCCAAATAAAAGCAATCAAACTTAAAAGAAAGTATGATGCTATACTCATTCCTTTCTATCCTGTATTAAGGCATATAACAACTCTAAATATTGTATTGCATCAGTGATACGACCACCAATTGATTCGTTGCTATAAGTCTTCCCTTTCTTTATATAATTAAAAATAGAACTGGTATGCTTTTGCAGGTAAACACCAATCACAATTTTTGGGTCTAAATCTAGGCTTTTTGCAATTGCCTTAAAATTAGCATGAACGTCCTTGTCTCCTTGGCTCTCAGTATACTCAACTCTCTTACCATTTGCCATAGCATCACCATCGGCTCTAAAAGCAGTAATGAGTGTATTATAATCTTTAATTTTCATTCAGGTCTCCTGGTTCGTTTTGTAGAATAATAGTAATCCATTTCAAGCTTTCGTAACCTTTGCCATGCTGCACCATTTTCTATAAACTTTCCCTTCTCGGCTAATTTTTTATAAAATTGTACTATTGCTCTTTTGCTCATGTACCGATCCTGCGACTGGTACTTTTTTGTTATTATATTGTCTTCCACTACACTAACTCCTCATATGAATAGAACCATTTTCTTGAATGCTCCTGGTTATTTTTAGCAGATTTCAGTGCTAACGTAATTGTTTTTTCCTGGTTGTAAGGGTAGTAAGCAATAATCTGTCTTTGCCAGTGAACAATAGCCACATAATCAATGTGGTCATTTTTCTTAAAATCCCTCATTCTAACCTCAATGGAAGTTTCATTTTTGTGTACTCCCACTGCTTTAATTTGTATTCGTTTAAAACCACCTGGTCTATAAATCACCAAATCGGTATTTACCTCATCGCTGGCAGGTAAGTAAACCTCGATGTCTCTTCTCAATAAATCAGAAACAACCAGGTATTCAGCGCTTTTTCCCTTTGTTTGGGTGCTTAACACTTCGGACATCTTAACCTTGGTAGTTTTCTTGTAGGAAAATCAGAATAGTACTCAACAAAGGGGGGTTTGTTAACCTTCTGCCAGGAAACATTACAATTAGTACATACCCTAATTGGCTTTTCATTCGCATAGTTCAAAGACTTTTTATAGCTAACCCGACTCTTCTTTTGCTTTAACAACTGCTCCATCACCCAACCTATGCCCTTCGAAGATTTGTCTGACATCAATGCCCTTCTCTGCGGCTTCACTAATTAATCTAACCATCGGTTTGAGTGGTAGCGATAATATAGCTTCCATTCTGTCGCCACGACTAACCACACCGATTTCAGTTTTTTCAGGAAGAAGCCACCGTGGTATGCTAGTACGTCTTTTACAACCCAGCCACATACCCATAACTTCAATATCACCTTTTTCATGATTTGCACCTCCTCTATCTCTGTTGTGCGCTGTTATCGAGGATGCTTTGAAACAATTCACTACCTCTCTCTGTAGTTCTGCCCCTCGTTG